GAAATTCTTCATTCGGCCTTCTCCCATCCTCGGTTTCCGCGAACCACGATATTGCGGGGGGCGCCGACATTCTGCAGGGCGTCGATCTCCGCCTGGAGCGCGGCGATTGCGGCTTGAAGCTCCTGATCGCGGCGGTATGTCGTTTCACGCAAAACGCCATTGGCTTGGTACCGAACGCTCAAGGCCCCGCTTCGCCTGGCCTTCTGCAAACCCGCGAGCTCGTCCTTGAGTTCGTCGAGCGTCAAGCCGTTCATGGCGAGACCTCCAGCCAATTTCGACCGATCATGTCGAGAACGCTCAATAGCTTGCCTCGCACGCGACAAAACCACGATAGTCGACGAACCCGGCCCCCCAGTCCTCGCGAACTCTGAATTCGACGCCGTCGACGCGGAATCCGATCGTGCTGTCCACGACCGGCCCCTCGTTTCCTGCTAAATATGCGAATTGTAGTTCGCTCGGGTCGGCGACGACATAGAAGCGGTTGGTTGCCTTGAGGCGCGGCTCGACCACCAACTGCAGCGAATTCGAGAACGGGTTCACTTCCTGCCATCTCACCGGATTGATGGTGGCGAGCAGCTTCTCGGCCGGCGTCTCCAGCGCGGACGGGACCAGGAGCCATTTCGGTGCAAGCGCGATCAGGCCGCCGCCGACGCTGGTCTGAGAACGCATGGCGAGACGCGCCGCGGAGAGCGTATCGTCATTCAGCTCGCCTTCGACCATGTTGCGGTGATCTGCATGGAATAGCGTCTTGCTGTCGCTCATCGTCGGCCCAGCGCCCCCGTTGACCTCGAGCAGGTCGGTGAGGAACGTTGCTTCGAACGCCGCGGCCGCCAAACCGAGCCGACGAGTCAAATCGGTGAACGCCGAGAGATCGTCATTGACGAGCAGAGCCCGTGTCAGGCCCAGAATCCGCCCGTAGGTCGCGATCTTGAAGCTCTCGCCGGTCTCGACGATCGTACCGGTTTTGAACTCGCCGTGCTCATTTACCTTCTCTAGCAGGAAGCCCGTGCTATCCAACATCAGAGTCTGTCTCGCGCGGAAGTCAGGGACCGAGATCTGGCGGCCCAATTGCCGGATCTCGCTCGGGGCGGCGGCGTAAGCGTCCCTTAAAACCCTGCCGACGGTATCGGCCAGAATTTGCGGAAAGTCGCTCGTCGACATGAGACCGCCGAGCGATCCGAGAGCGCGCATGATCAGCGGCTCGCCCCACAGGCCGGTCATCGAGACGCCGGCGCGCCGCAAGCACTCCCGCGCGATTTCGGCCATCGGCATGGACATGAACTGCCGCGCCGGTCCTGAAGGCGTGTGGGAGGGATTGGCCCGGCAGTAGAGCGCTTCACCTGCGGCACGAACAAAAATCTGCGGGTCCTCGAGAGTAGGGCCTGACGAAGCCCGCAACGCCGTCGCGCCGCGACTCAGGAGGTTGTCGAACAGCGCGTTCCGCGTCTCGTCGAGCGAGGCCCCACGGTCGACAAGATCATTGACGATGTCATCGCTCACGCCAGCCCGGCGGCCGAGAGATCGAATTTGCCTGTTAATCGTGGTGCGGTCCTGCGGCTGCGGCAATTGCCGAGTTCTGGCGGCCGGGTCAGCCGCAACGGGCACGAAGCTGATCTCCCTCGCACGCCATTTCGTCGCCGTGCGCGTGCGCCGCCCGTTTGATTCCCCGTCCTGCCAGGTCGAGACGCTGGCGATGACGCCGGAACCAATATCGCGCACGAGCCCCTCGAGCTCCGGCCGTTCGGAAAGCTGCAATCTGGCGATCAACCGATCGCCTTCCCGCCAGGCGTCGAGCACATTGCCGATCACCGCGCCGAGCCCGTTGTGCTGTTGGTGGGCATCGAGCACACTCCCGCCGCGCAGCGCCGCGAGATCGGCGCCGTCGAGGGACAGGATCTCGAGGTACTGGCCACGCTCATCAGTACGCTGCACACCGGCGCCGGTGGCGAAGATCACTTCGATGGTCCTCGCCGTCGGGTCGAAGCTTGCCGGCCTCGCTAACGCGTCGCGACGCGAAAACGCCGGCGCCTCACGCAACATCAAGTTCGGATTCATGTCGCAGTCCTCCTCCTACCTCCAACTCCGCCCGACGCGCCGAGGCGCGGGCTCGCCGTCGCAACCATCTCCCGCAAGGGATCAGCCTCGATCTCGGCGGTCACCTCTGCAACATCACGCCCACGGCTCGAAACGACCTCGTCACGAGACCGCACGCCGGCCCGCATTAGCACTACGTCCGCGGCGGCCTCGCGATACGGGTCCAACGCCGGCCAGCCGGGGAACATCCACGTCGCCGCGAAGTAACTCTCGGGATCACGTGCGAAATCAGGGACCGACAGGCGGCCCGACAGCACTTCAAGCGTCGCGAACCTGCGCCATATCGGGTCAAGCAATCGCGTTCCCAATAGCGAAGCACGAATAGCAAGGCATCGTCGTTTGAAGGCCTCGAGGCCGAGCTTGGCGCTCGAGTAGTTGACGCCACTCAAGTCGCCAGTCAGGAGCTCGTAGGGAACACCTACGCCAGACCCGATCGTTCTCGCCATATGCTTAAGGAAGTCATTGAGGCCGGACATGTCGGACGTCGGGCTGAACGTGATATCCTGGCCCGGCGGCAGACGGCGCAACGTGCCGGGCTCCAAAGACAACTCGCCGCTAGCGAGATCATCAGCCGCGCTTCCGCCCTCCAAATCGCGAATGAAGCCGGCAAGCAACGCGGTCGTCTTCGCCTTCATGATTGCGGCATCTTCGACGCTGTCGAGCTCTAAAAGCCGCGTCGCGACCGGCGCGAACCACGACATCCCACGCGTTTGACCCGGATTCCTGGGCTCGTAAACATGCAAGACATCATCGGCCGAAACCCGCACCGCTGGAGCAATGGTGGTGATCCACTGGTCCGGTGACTCGGGCCGCACGTGATAAGCGAGTCTCTCTCCATTGGAACCGAGCTCGACGCCAGCGACAATACGGGCGCCGCCCTCGAGCTCGCGATTCAAGGCCGGATCAATTTGTTCAGGATTCAAAAGCTGGAGTCGCAGCTCGCCCCGCGACGTAGTCAGAAGTCTCGTGAAACTTTCACCATGCGTCACCAGGCACCTGACGCAGCGGCCTAGGAAGGCGCACAAGTCGCCGCCTTCGATATCGGCGCGAGTATAAAAGCCGTCGTTCCAGGCGCCCTCCAGCGCCGCGCGGATCGCCTCGTTCGGATGCCGTGAGCGAACCGATGGACCGTCACCGACAAGACTGGTTTGGAAACACAAAACAGCCGATTCGCCGAGCGGTGCGTTAGCGACCAGCCACGAGGCGCGCCTGGCGATCACCGCCCGCGAGGCCAACCCTTGTTGCACCGGCGACGCCATGCTGGCCGTAAGCGGCCAGCGAGCGCCAGCACCGCCAGCCTCATAGCTTCGCGTTGCGAACAGCGCGCGGTAGGCGTTGGAGAGGCGGGTCTTGAGCCGCATTGGCCGTGTCCGTCAAAAGTGATAACATTCACTCCTGATCGGCTAGCCCTGTAAGCGCAGCGCGGACTTCGGCGTCGATCACCGCCACATCACTCGCGGTCAAATGCGGTGCGACTTGCTGGATGCGGCTCGGAACAGCCAGCATCCGGCCTCGCACTGTTACTAATATCGCAGACCAACCGTTTTGGACAGCCTCTGCATCAAGCAGCGCGCCTCGGAGGCGCGCGTTTTTCAGCGCGGCATGTTCGGCCTGCTCAGACAAGAGCCGCGCTCGGGCCACCGCCGCAGGACCTTCGCCGCGCTCGACGACAAGCTTGCGCAGATGGGCGCAGTAGCGTTGGACACTGGCACGCAGGGCGAAGGCACGCCCGGTCCGCTCGATCACCCCACGACGTGCGGCGTCCCGAACGGCGGTCGGTGTGATGCCGAGCAAAACCGCCAATTCGCTTGCGTCAACCTCGTCAGTGCTGATCATGGGTCTTCAGTTCGCTCGCCGGCGCACAGCAATCCAGCAATCTGTCCCACAGCGTTTTCCATCAACCTGATATAAT